ATGGACCGCATGCCTGGACCTGAACTGGACCAACACTCGCTGTCTGAGCATCAGCGACGACGAGACACGGGCTGTGGCATGCGACGACACCGCGGCAGTCGATCGTTTCCGGCCAACCAGGGTGGTCCTCGGAGCCAGGACCGCCGACGTGTGTCCGGTCGGATATCCGCACCCGGTCCGCATGTTCACCATCTGTACAGAATCAGTGCGCTGACCGTCCTGTGAGGGGCCGACGGCGTAACAACCACGCCTGTTACGAGTTTGGGGGTATCGCGGCCAGGACGAGGTTCGGTACACCGCTCTTGAGCACCTTGCGCTGATCGCGGAACTCCTGCTGTTTGTCGCGATTGCAGGCGCGGCAGAAGGTCTTTCCGGTCTTCTCCTGAACGTAAGAGTTGTACCGGTCCATGACATGCCCGTGCTCGCAGATTCGGAATCCGACAATTTTCTCGTCGATCATCCGGTCCAGCTTGCCCTTGGTGCGCGCCAGCTCCGCACGCAGCTCATCGAGTTCATGGTCTCGGGCCTTGAGTTCCCCATGCGCCATACGCAGCTCATCGGCGAAGTTGTTCGCGTCCTTCTGCATGAGCGTGCAGACCATGGTCAGCTCCATGGCACGGACCGAGCGCACAAGCCGCAGACAGCAGCACAGCCGATCGGCGATCTCCTCGGCGGTCAGACCTGCCAGCGTCAGGCCCGCGACCAACCAGCAGCGATCCGGTATGTCGAGATCTTCCATCCTTCGCGAGTTCCCGGCGAGCACCGCGGGGATCAACTGGTCATCTGGCATCCATCGCTGCTGCGTAGGGGCTTGTCCCATACGCGCACGGTAAGCAATCACGGTGACAGGTCGGTGCAACGACGCGCAGGCACTCAGGTGTAAACATCGGTTCCCAGAGGCGAAGTCGGTGTCCTGCAATAGGATTCCGACCAACAGGGCGCCCATACGGGCGGTGACGGGAGACAAATACATGATGGTCAGGGCGGGTTTCGTGGCATCGATGCTGGCAGCGGGAGCTGCGCTGTCGGGGGTGGCGGCAGTTGGATTCGCGGCGCCGGCCAAGGCGGATCAGTACTGCGAGCCGCGCGCGATGGTGTCGTACTGCGATGGCCCGGTGCGCGCCGACGGTTCGTGGCGACGGTGCTTCTACAACACCCCGACGTGGGGCGGTGGCGGCGGATACATCAGTGGCGGCAACTGCTATGACGTACCCGGCGCCGGCCAGGACCCTTACCCATGGGCTCCGCAGGATCACCTGACGCCGTAGCCCATGGGCACCGCAAATGACACTACCCATAACACTAGGTAGTGTGTTTTTCGAGGTTCGTCAAAATTTTCGCGCTCATATTCGGTCCTATGGGCTCGGTCGGGCAAACCTTGCGAGAGGACGGATAGCACTGTAGGTTATAGGTAGTTCACCAAGAGGTGAGCACACCGATGAAGGGATTGAACCCATGTCTGTTACTGCCCCCGCCCGCAAGCCTGCCACTCGCGCTGCCAAGGCTTCTACCACACCTGCACCGGCTAAGGCTGTTGCCCCCAAGGCCGAGCCCGCCCCTGTGGTGCTGAGCAAGAAGGTCACCAGCGCGACCAAGTTCCGGGTGGCTGTGCGCTACGCTGCTCAGGCCAATGGCTGGGCGTTCGAGCAAATCAGCACCAACGTTGACCAGTACACCAAGGGCGACACCGTGGTGCATGTCCACCACGGTGCTAGCGACCTGGTGACCAGGGCCGAGAAGCTGGAGGGCACCAAGCCCATCGACCAGATCATCCCCGGCTCGAAGTTGAAGGTGGAGCGCGTGCACAACTGGCTGGCACCCAAGGACAAGGCCACCGACTTCCTGAGGGTTCCGGCTGCGCAGGTCGCCGAGTACGAGTCCGGCAAGGGCCTGGCGCTGATCAAGGTGATGGACGAGCCCAAGGTCGACAAGGCCGCTGCCAAGTAGCCAGTGCCTTGCCTCGCCCTGGTACAGGAACACCGCCTGCACCAGGTCGAGGTTGGGCTCTGGATAAGCCAGCGCCACAAGGGGATTGAACCCCGCAGAGAAGGGACTGAACCCTATGACCGTTATACGTAGCCGCACCTGGCGGCTGTTCGGTATCGAGATCACCGTCTCCTGGGCGGTGGGGCGATGAAGCTGTACGACCGCCTCACGCTGGCGATGGCCGCGGGCGCGCTGGTGATGGCCGGCGCTATCGCTGACCCGGCAGGGGCTACCCCGACCGTGATCCCGACGCCGGCCACGCCGTCGGTGGTGCACTCGGTGCCCGCCAGCGAGCCCGAGGAAGACGAGCCGGGCTGGGACTGCGCCACCATGGGGAACCGGATCTGTGGGCCGGGAGCCGACCGGTGACCGGGCCTGACTATAAGGCCGCCGCTGCCGACTACGAAGCCAACCCCATCACGGCCGATGAAATCATCTCAATCGAGGTCTATCCGGTGGCACCGAAAGACCGCCTGATCGCCGACATCACGGCCGAGCTGGATGCCGAAGACGCAGACGAGGAGGAGTGACGTGGCGGGCCCGCTCGGGTCAGAGCGCCCCGGGGAGCTCGGTACCCTGTCCCCTCGACGCCGCCCGTCCCGGATCGTGGCCACGACACGGAATCCGCAGGCCCGCCCCCATCAGCGTACCGCTCAGATGTTGGACCATTCGTCGGCCGCGACCGGCTGCCAGCCAGGTGCCGGCGCCGGGTCGGCGGCGGGCGCGACCGGCTCGGCGCGGTCCTCGGTCACGACCTCGGCGTCGATGACCGCACCCGCGCGGTGCCCGATCGCATCCGCGCGGTGCCCGATCGCCTTGAGCAGATCGGCCGGCGGTGTGCCACCGACGGACTCGATCAGCGCCGCCGTCTTCTCGGCGAACTCGATGTCGCTGACACCGACGTTGACGCGCGTCGGGGCGTCCAGCCCGAACAGCTTGGCCTCACGCTCCAGCGACGACAAGATCAGCCGGGCGGCATCGACGTCGCCTTCGAGCATCTTCTTGTAGTTGGCCTTCTGCACATCAATGATCACGCTGCGCTGGCGGGCGATCATGTCCTCGGCGGTGTCCGCCAATAAGTCCCGCAGCCCCGCGGTCAAGTCCTTACGGGCCTGCGTGGTGCTGATCGACTCCTTACGGGCGATGTCGGTGAACGTCACGCCTGCGTTGCGCAGCATCACCACCCGGATGCGGCGCTCGAACGTGGTCTCGTCCGGCGGCACCGTCCCGTTCGCGAACGCCTCCAAGCGCGCCGAGTTCTCGCTCACAGGGCGTCAACCTCCACCCGGTGCAGAGGCGAGCGCTGTAGCCGTTTGGCCTTCTCGCGCCGCCGGTCCCGGTCATCGAGCACCGACTCGAAGAACTCATCGAGCGTCCGGCCTTCGAGTGACGCCTCCGATTTCAGCCGTCTCCAGATAGTTTCGCGCGCCCGGACTGTTCGTTTGGTGGGCAAGTCCTCCATGTCCTGCACGGTACGAGTACGGGCTGAACTGACCAGCACAGCTGCTCTCACAGCTCTACGCACACAGGTATTCCTGCCCCTGAGATCCACGCAGACAATCGATCCAGCTCACCCAGTCCCCCACAGCCAGCACTGCTGTCTTGCACGGCTGCTGACGACCACAGGGACGCACAGCTCACCGGTCAAGGGCACCTCACGCGACCCCACGGTGACTTCGCTATCGCCTGCGAGGGTGCGCGACGAGTGCAGCCCAAGCGGAGCGAGGACGCGCATTCTCCCCCGGCATCCAGCACAAGTCCGGTGGTCAGCTGCTATGAAATACCCTCGTGTCCAATGACATTGACATGATGTACTAGTGTCAATCGTCCGCGCGCGTAATAACGAGAATGAATAACAGACATCTGAGGTCCGCCTTCGTCGCGCTCCCGGCCTTGGGGCCTCCCGCGCTCCTCGGCGTTGATCCTAACACCTGGTGTCAAGCACTGTCATTTTTGACATGATATGTTAGTGACATGAAATCCACTGTGCCAGGCGTGTATTGGGCGCCTTCTGCTGGCCGGTGGCGTGTACACCTTCGGCGCGGACCGCATGCTGGGAGCTACGGCTACTTCGATGACCAGGACGAGGCCGAGCAAACCGCTGCGCTCGCGGCTGAGGGAAAGCTCGCACCGGGCGCCAACACCAAGACGCGGTACAGCAGCGAGCGCAGATCCGCTGCGGGGCCGCGCAAGCCGTACACGGTGAGCGAGTCAGCATCACCGCGCAGCGGCACCGGAGTGCGCGGCGTCAGCTTCAACCAGCAATCAGGCAAGTACCATGTGCGCATCAAGGTTGACGGCCGCTATTGCAGCTTCGGACTACACGAAGACCTGAACGTCGCAGCCGAGGTGGCGCGACAGGTCTACGCGGGCGAGCGCAAGCCACTGCCCCGCCCTGATCAGCACAAACCCACGAAATCGCGGACGTCGCAGGTAGATCCGTTCGTCGACCCGCACCGCGACAAACGGGCCTACCGCCTCACACAGGCCGCGATCAACAACGCGCGCACCGCGGCGAAAGGTCGCAAGAAATGACCCGTCCGCTCGAACACCAAACCGTTGCTGTGGTCGCCTTCGGGCTCGGCTCGATCAGCCAGATGCCACCCTCGCAACGACAGGCCGGCGCACTGGCCACACTCGCCGAAGAACTGGATGCGCGAGGGGTGCTACCGGACCTTCTGTCCGCTCTCGCGGACGGCCCACGGGAGGCACTCATGCTGGCGATCCAGCTCGACAAATCACGCATGCGACGGGGCGCGCGGGTAGGTTTCGCCGAGACCTCATAGGCGTGGTGCGCGACAGCACCGAGAACCTATGGCATTGTCATCGTCAGGGTCGGCACCGCCGCACCCACTGAATTATCTTTAGAACCGGGTAGATTCGCGCAGCATCATTGCAGCTCACAGCCGATATCCCATCGGCCCGAGTTGTTGACTCTACCCCCGGTAATGGGTAATGTCAGTCCAGTCAGGCAGGGAACAAACCCACCGACGGAAGGAACGAACCTTATGTCTCATGCCCATTTCGGCAGCATCCAAGAGCGAGTCGCCCGCGTCGCGACGCTATCGCGTGGGGGCTACACCGACCAAGAGATCGCGGTCAAGCTCGGCGTCAGCGATCGCACCGTCTTACGTGACCGCAAGGCTGCCGGTCTACCGGTCACTCCCACCCCCGCGCCCTTGACCGAAGAGGAACGCGCAACGGCACTTCGACTGCTCGAAGATGGTGCGAACTATCGAGAGGTAGCCCGAACCATCGGACGCGGACGAACCACGATCAAACGCGCATTCCCCGGCTACAGCTGGACACAGGCCCAGAAGTTCGAGTACCGCATGGCGCTTCGTGCTCTGAACGCAATCAGCACCAAGCCACGTGGGGTCTTCGCATGAGCGCCATCGTGATCCAGTTCCCCGGTGCGACGGACGCGGCCCCCGACCTCGGCGATCAAATCGACTTCACCACGTCGATGTTCTTGGAGCGCCAGGCGCTCGACTTCGGATGGGCCGTGCGCCGGCGGGATCCGCGGTACTTTACCGCCGAGCGCACCCGTGACGGTGTGACCACTCAGGTCGGCGTCCACGTCCGGGACGGCCAGCTGCGTTCGAGCCGTCAAACCGTCGTCGCGCGTACCGATGTCACCGACCAGGTGATCGGCTGGCTTGAGGACGGTGCACGATGAGCGCGCACGACACCACGCCCAACGTCACCGAGCTGCTGGAGGCCGCCGCCTCACTCTCAGAGTTCAATGGACGTGGTGACATCGACTACGACCGCGGAATCGTAGAACTGATCGCCACGTGGCTGACGCCGGGGGTCGACATTGAGGTGGCGCGTCCACTGATCGGTTATGCAATCGAGGGAGTTCGCAACCGTGGAGGTGGGCGATGAACCTCGCTGGATTCACGGTCGTCGGCCGCATTGAAATGGGTATTACGCCCTTGCACCCGCTATGGGACGAGGGTCGACATGCGGCTCCGTACTTCTTCACCCGCGCTCCCCTGATTTGTCCGCGGTCTTCGCAGAACCAATACGTCGGCCGCCATCGCACGGACGACAGCGACTCATGAAAATGACCAGCGCGCACTGCGATCAGCTGCGCACGGCCATCGAGCCGCTCGACACCGCGGAGCGCCGGCAGAGGTATCGCACCGGCGAGTTCCCGCGCTCCGACAGGGTGGCAGATTTGAACATGCGGTATCGCTGGGATCTGTATTGGGAGGCGCGCAACGCCGGCTGCCGACCTTGGGCCTACGGCGAGTACAACACCGACCATATCGACACCGCTCTGCGAAGGATCGTTCCAGCGTTATAGCACCATAACCGCACAACCCGCTCCACCACAGCGTCGGATTGAACCGACACACCGAAGGGACAGAACCCATGCCCGAGACGATGACTCCTGCCCAGCAGAAGATCGCCGAATCACTGAGCAAATCCCGCAAGAATCGCGACGCAGAGCGGAAAGCTCGCGAAGCTGCCAAAGAGATCATCATGCGCGAGAAAAAGTTCCAGCGCGCCAAGGAGATCGGCGAGAAGTACGCGCCCAAATTCGCGGGCACCAACACCAGATATCAGCCACCGCTGAGCAACTACAACGACGAGTCTGCGTGGATACCGGATCCAAAAGATCCTTCGTCGCCGAGGTTCACTCACGGACTCGCCGCGGCCGGACTGCGCTGGCGCAAGCACGAAATTGTGGTGGACCGGTGGAAACCGCCGAGTAAGTCACCCAGGCCGCGGCCCATTCCACGTGACACCGTCGAGAAGGTCGTCGCGTGCGCGGCACTGGGTTTGAGCTACTGGTGCGACGCTCCCTCAGATCGGATGGGGCGAGGCAGGGTAACCGGCACGTTCGTCTGGGCGACGGACGGAGACAGCATGCACCTGATCAACGTCAAACCAGATCTGGGGGTGACGTTCGCCGCGTGCACGCCGTACAGCCGCCTCACCTATGCCGCACATCGGTGCGCGTACAAGGGCAAGTGTTTGAGCTATACGGTGCCGGCCGACGATGCGGGATTGTGGGAGGTGGCCGAGCCCCTTAAGCCGACCGGGAAGCTGGATGCTCCGGCCGAGCCCGAAAAGCCCAAGGAAATTAGTCGTCTCACGGTGCAGACCGCGATAGCCGGCATCGCACACGACACGTCCTACCTCTCTGACGTCGACCTCGCGGTGCTGCAGCACATCGCCGCCAAGGCGAAGTACTACAACGGCGGTCGCGACATCGTCCCCCTGGTCACCGCCGAGCTCAAGCGGAGAGCTGCCGCGTGAGTGAAGTCGATATACCGCACCTTGCTCACGTCCTGTACCGCGCTGGAGTTCGTGACGGCATCGACATGTGCTCCGACCTAATTCGCAAGACCGCGGACTCATTGCAAGTGGAACCTGCCAGCGACGTGCGCGCCGCTGTGCGTGAGCTGCTGGAGCACATATCCACGGAAATACGCCTGTTCGCGTTCCAGATTCCTGACAAGTCGAAGCCCGAGGAGAACGATGCACGTCCCTGACCGCACTCACTACGACCCGGTGCTCGACGCCTTCCTGCACACGGGGGAAGACGCGCGGGTGTATGCCGACGTGTTCCTGACCGGGACAGACGTTGCCATCGATATCGAAACACCTGGTCTAGTCGACCAATTCACGATCAACTGCGTCACTGCTGCATGGCATCACCAGGACGGCAAGGTCCATTCGGTGCTGCTTGATCCCAGACGCAATCCCGACGACGTGAAGCGAGTCCAGTATTTGATCTGGGCCGCCGGCCGGTTGATCCTGCACAACAGCCCGTTTGACGCGCCTGCGTTGGTCCACCACAGCCTCATGAACCTCGCGGATGTCAACAAGGTGGTGGACACCTTGGTGCTGGCTAGAATGGCGATCCCTGACGTGATGCAGTCCAAGAACCTGTCATCTCTGTCGACCAAGTACCTGGGCATGGGTGAGTTCGCCGGCGGAATGAAGAAGGCGTTCAAAGCCGCCGGATTCAAGTCCGAGGATGCCGGGTACGAGGGAATGGACATCGACTCCCCCATCTACCGGCAGGGCGCGATGGCCGACACCATCGCGACGCTGCGACTGGAACCGGTGATGCGCCAACTGTGCCGGGACTGGCTGATGGACCATCCGTTCGTGCATTACGGCGCCACCACCGAGGCCGAAGCCAACGCGCTGATCCAGGTCCAGGAGACCGACCACCGGGTGATGCTGCGGCGCACCGCCCGCGGGATCAATACCGACCGAGAGGCTCTGAGCCGGTATGCCGAATCTGTCGACGGCGATCGCCAAATGGCCGCCGCGCTGCTGGCCGAGCACGGCCTGGTCGGCGGGGCGAGCAAGGGCGGCAAGATCATCGAGTACATCCACCAGCTGGGCGAACTGCCGCCCAATTGGCCCCGCACCAAGGGCGGCAAGCTGCAGGCGACCAAGGAACTGCTGGAAGAGTTCGACCATCCGCTGGCACAGGCACAGCTCACCCTCGGAAAGACCGACAAGGTGCTCGGGTACCTCAACAAGGTCGACTTCCAGGCACAGATGGCGGGACGGTGTTACCCGCAGGTCGGCATCCTCGGTGCCAGCGCTACGGGACGCATGGCTGCCAGCGAGCCTCCGTACCAGCAGTTCTCGGCCAAGGCGCGGCCAATCTTCCTGTCCGATAACCCGGACGCCGACGAGAACGTGGAGTGGTTCACCAACGCCAAGGGTGAGATGGAGTCACGGTGCACCGGGCCGGGACAACAGCTCTGGTCCATCGACTGGAGCCAGATCGAGCCAGTGACCATGGGGCTGATGGCCAAGGACGATGTGTTCGTCGCGCCGTATGAAGCCGGGGATGACCTGTACGAACCACTGATGCGCGCGGCCGGCATCGATCGACCAACAGCGAAGGTGAACCTGCTGGCGACGATGTACGGACGCGGAATCCCCAGCCTGGCACGCGCTCTCAAGACCAGCGAAGAGAAAGCGGGACAGATCCGACGGCAGATGCTCGCGGCCATGCCCGCCAGCGCGCGATGGATGACCAAGGTCCAGACCATCGCCGAGGAGTACGGGAAGGTGATCACCGCAGCTGGCCGCATCCTGCCCGTAGACAAACGCGGGGTATTCCGCGCCGTCAACTACACCGTGCAGGGCTCGGCGTACGACTTCCTCGCCAACACCATCCTTGAGATGGAACGCCGCGGTCTCGGCGACCTGGTGGTGCTTGGCATGCACGACGAGCTGGTCATCGACGCCACCGAAGAGCAGGCCATCGAGGTCGAGCAGATCATGCGAACACCACCGGAATTCATCATCCGATGGGCGGAACGCACCCCGATATTGAGAACCGATCGCGCACCGATGGGAAGGGCTTGGGCCAAGGTATGACCGAAATCGATCTCATCAATCACCCGCCGCACTACACCCTGCACCCGAGCGGGATCGAGTGCATATGGGTGACCAGACTGATGACCTACACCTGCGGAAACGCAGTCAAATACCTGTGGCGCACCGACCATAAGAACGGGAAGCAAGATCTGGAAAAGGCGATCTGGTATCTCGAAGATGCTGTCCGACACGCCGATCCGGTCTTTCTCCCCAACCGGTACGAGGAGGCGGTCGACAAACTAGATCATGTGATGGAGTACGAATCTGACCACAACAGATTGGAGTTCTTCGGTGCCATGATCATCGGTGCGAAGCACCGCGCCATCGAATCTGTGAGAAAGATGCTCGCCGCCTGACCATCGCGGTATAGGCTCCCTCGCACCAGCTCTACCCCGAGACGACAAACCCCATCGTCTGAGCCGGTGCACAACTTCATACATCCCCCGACCCCGAGAGGCATTTTCCCCCGAATGCTCGGTTCATCTGCGATAACTGCTGTCCTGGGCAGCGGCGTTGACAACACCAACCACGCCGCCGTCCGTTCATTCATCAATTCCGCGTGCGAAGCTGGACTCTCTGTCCTGCTGGTCGTTCCCGGCACCAAGCAACCGTTTGACGGCCGGACGCCGGCCAAACGCAAGGCCGAGGACAAAGCCGCGCAACAGGCGGCCAAGGCCGCCGGTCGCCGAGATTGGTCCAAGGCCAAGAGCCCATCCGGGCTAGCGCTGGCGACCTCCACCAAGACCGCGCTGACCCGCAAGGGCGGGTACCTGGACCGGTACATCGAGGCGTTCGGCGCCGACTGCGCGGTGAACATCGCCGTCGAGGTCGGAGGCTCGCGCCTGGTGATCGTCGACTGCGACACCCTCGCGCAGAAGCGCAGCTTCCTGGACATCGCCACCGGCGACGCGGACTCACAGCTGCCGCCCACGGTCGTCACACCGGGAAGCCGTGACGCCGAGGGCAACTGGGTACACAGCGACGGCGGGCACTTCTGGTTCACCGTCCCCGAGGGCGTCGAGATGCCCACCAACATCGGTTCGCTCACCTGGGGCGGCACCGACGGTTTCGCTGTCCTCTGGGACCGCCGGTACGTGCTCATCCCGCCCAGCACGCGGCCCGAGGGTGCGTACGAAATGGTGGGGCGCGACTACGAGTGCCCCGCATGGCTGCTGGAGGTCATCAACGAGAAGGCCGCGGCCAGGGCCAACCGAACCGTCGAGAACGCCGTCGACAGTGAGCTTTCCAGCTCCATCGACGAATGGGCCGAGACGATCTCGTGGGACGACATACTCGAGCCCCTTGGGTGGACGCCGACCGTGCGGCCGGACAACTGCGGCTGCCCGGTCTGGACGGCACCCGGCGAGCACAGCTCCCCCAAGTCGGCGACCGCGCACGACAGCGGGTGCACATTGGGCCGGTACACCGAAACCAATGCACCGCTGCATATCTGGACTGACCACGATATCGAGCCGTTCGATGAGTACGTCAGCGAGCACGGCACCAACACCCTCTCGAAGCTGCAGGCCGTCGCGTACACCTCCTACGAGGGCAGCGTCGGCAAGGCGATGGACGGCATCGGGATCAGCCCGGCAGTCCACGAGATCGAGCGTGAGACCGGAGTCAACACCAAGGATATCGGCGTCGAAGAAGCCGGGCACGATCCGAGCGAAGAGATCATGCTGCCGCTGCCGCCCCGGATACCCGGTGAGCCGAAGTCACCGTGGCTGTCAGAGCCCGACGAAGAACTGTCCTCCGAACAGCAGGACGCTGAGCAGCGGGACTACGAGCGCAATAGCCCTGACATCGACACCGCTGCCAGCTGCGATACATGCGGCGAGAAACTGATTCACGGCGCAACGCATCGCGATTCGGACAACACGCTCATTCACACCAACAGCGAGGGTGACGTCCACGAGGCCGAGTCCCCGTTCGCGGACGCAGATCCCGGCGACCCCGCGGTGTTCGAGCCAGACATCCAGGGCGTGCCGATGATCGCGCCGTTCTCGCACTGGCGCGACATGCCTCCGCCGCAGTACGTCATCGACAAACTCATCGAGCACGGCGGTCTCGCCAGCCTCATCGGCCCGCCGGGTGTCGGCAAGTCCTCGGTTGCCCTGGACATGGCATGCCACATCGCCGTCGGCAAGGCGTGGCGCGGCCGCAAGGTACTCAAGACCCGGGTGCTCTACCTTCCCGGCGAGGGCCTGTCCGGTGCCGTCCAACGCGTGAAAGCCTGGGAGGCCCAGCACGACATCAACGATTCTGCGCTCGACGACGGTCTGCGCCTAGGTAACTCGATCATCCAACTCGGTGCCAGCACCGAAGCATGGGGCGCCCTCGCCGAATACGTGATCCGCGAGCGCATCGGCCTGATCATCTTCGACACCTTCGCGCGCATGAGCCTGGGCATCGAAGAGAACAGCGCCACCGAGATGGGACGCGCGGTCGTGCGGTTCGACCAGATGCGCCGCCTCACGAACGCCGGCGTCCTGATCGTGCACCACACCGGCAAGAACAACCCGACCTCGGGACGCGGATCATCGGCGCTCAACGCGGCGTTGGACTCCGAGCTATTGGTGAGCGACGGAACCTGGGAATTCGCACCGGAGTCTTTTGACGATGAGGGACGGCCGCCCTCGGGCAAGAAGATCCAGCTCTCGACCACCAAGCAGAAGAACGCCGAGCAGATGGAAGAGGCGATGCCACTGCTGATGCGCAGCGACGATCAGTTCAACGCCCCGTACATCACCGGCCCCAACGGAAGCCTGGACCCGATGCAGGGACACATCGAGATGGCGCGGCCGGTCGAAGAGACCGTCATCGAGACCGCGGTACGGATCCGGAAATTCGTCGACCAGTTCACCGAGCAAGGAGTCACCCGAGCTGACATCACGTCGGGCGTTCGGCCGGACCCGTATACGGCGCGGCGCAAGGACTCCCCGAAGGCATGGAAGCACAAGGTGCACATGGCCATCGACAACGCGCTCCGGTGGGGCCTGCTGGAAACCGCCAGCGGCCAGAAGCTCGGCGCCCGGTATGTCCCGGGCCCCATGGGCGTCGAGGCATCCCGCGCCGCGTACGCCGCTGAAGTGCTCACGCCGGTCGACGGTGAAGGGGTCGCGTGATGCCATCCCTCGCCTGGTATCTCATTGGCATAGCCACCCTCCCGATCGCGTTCGGGGTGATGGTAGGCGGTGAATGGCTCATCAGCCGCGCCCGCTGGATATACACCAGACCGCTAAGACTGGAAGGTAAACGGCTGGCTTTCCGCCGGTCCTTGATCGTCGGGATGACGTTGGAGCTGCTCGATGCACGTCATGTTCGGGCGATCCGATTGCCCTTTAGCCGCGCGTTCATCATTCGGACAAATCCCAAGCGTGAGTACGACTTCGTCGGCGAGGAATGGGTCGTGATCGGTGACGACTACAAGAACGCGAGCGAGATCATCGGCAACGCGCTCGACGAATTGGGCTACGCGGAGACCGAGTCATGACGTCAGGGGATTCCGAATCATCCTGCGCAAGTTGGCAAATTCACCGATGCCGTCTACTTGGGCTATACAAACTTTGTTAAGTCGGCCAATACTATTTAAATACAGTCGAATTGAACGCTTACGGGTGTTGACACTACCCATGCCCTGAGGCAGTATGAATACAGGCAAGGCAAACAGCCCAACCTAACGACAACTGAACACCAAGCCACCTACACGCCACGCCACGCAAACACCACAGTCGGAGGACGGGATGGAACCCGCCGAAATGGGGATTGAACCCCAACAAACTTCACAGCCGCGTACATTGCGGCCCTATCAATCACAGGCAGTCGGTGCCGTTGAATCCGACTGGGACGCAGGCATCCGGCGGGTAGGCGTTGTGCTGCCCACCGGGTCCGGTAAGTCCACGGTCATCGGCAAGTTGGCGTCAAACGCCTACCACCGCGGTCAGCGCGTGCTGCTGCTGGCGCACCGCGGCGAACTGATCGACCAGATGATCGAGAACCTGTTGGACATCGATCACACGATCCCCCACCAGCACATCGGCGTTGTCCGCGCCGAGCTCGACGACCACCATGCCCCTATCGTCGGCGCGACATTGCAGACCTTGGCCAACGCGTCCCGGCGCAAGGCACTCGGGAAGCGCGACGTGATCATCTGGGACGAGGTACACCACGCACCTGCCGAGGGGTACCACGCCACGTTCCGCGAGCTAGGCGGGTACGACGACGCGCTGATGTGCGGAATGACCGCCACCATGTACCGCGCCGACAAGAGCAAGGGCAAAACCGAGAACATCGGACTCGGCGATGTCATCGAGAAAATCAGCTTCGAGCGAGACCTCAAGTGGGCGATCGAGGAGGGCTATCTCGTGCCGCCTACCGGCCTGACGGTACGCATCAAAGAGCTAGACGCGCTCGACAAGATCAAGAACATCGCGGGCGACTTCCATCAGGGCGACCTGGCCGAGATCATGGAGGCCGCAGTCGAATACACCGTGGACGCCATCGAGAAGCATGCCGCCGACCGCCGGTCCATCGTGTTCGCCGCGAGCGTCGCGGCCAGCCACCAGATCGTTGACCTGATTAACGAGCGCGGGAACCTGCGCGCGATGGCCACTACCGGTGCCATGGGGTACGAGGAGCGCAAGCCCGTCTACGAGGCATTCCGTACCGGCGAAATCGACATCATGGTCACGGTCGCCGTGCTGACCGAGGGCGCCGACTTCCCCATGTGCGACGCAGTGGTGATGGCGCGGCCTACCCGGAGCCGAATCCTGTACACGCAGATGGTGGGTCGAGCAATCCGGCTGTACACCGACCCGGTCACCGGTGTCGAGAAAGTCAACGGGCTGGTGCTCGATCTAGCGGGCAGCACGCGGCGCATGAAGCTGGTACACCTCTCAGAGCTGGTGCACGGCATGGGCATCGAAAGCACCAGCGTCGATGAGACCGGTGAACCGATCGAATGCCCCGAGTGCGGCCAGAACATCGAGCAATGCACCTGCGAGCCGGAGGACACGGGCGGTGGCGCGACCATCCGGGTACGCCGGCAAGGGCCGGTCGACATGGTCAGCATCAACCTTCTCGAGAACGATGACACCCTCTGGCTGCAAACGCCGGCCGGTGTTCCTTTCATCAGCCTGGAGCGCGGACCCGCGGTGTTCCTGTGGCCCAACGAAGACCGGACGCTCTGGACTGTCGGCCAGATCAACACCCGCACCGGCAGAGGCGGATGGATCGACGGCGACGAAGGCGCGCAGCAGTACCGACCGCAAGAGGACGCGGTGCGGGCCGCTCAGCAGTGGTGCCGCAACGAGGGGCACGACCTGCCCAGTAAGTACGCCACCTGGCGTACGCGCAGCCAGGCCCCGAGCGAGCTGCAGATGAAGCTGGCGCGCAAGCTGCACATCCCCGCCTACGAGGGAATGACCAAGGGCCGCTTGAGCGACGAAATCAGCATCGCGTTCGTGGCCAACCTGCTCGACGCGGCGATGGAGGGCTGACCGGTGAGCTACAAGGTCAAGCTGCTCGCATCGAGATCGGGCTACTTCTGGGCACGGATAATCGACGGTCCGTTCAGCGGATTCATCGTTATCGCCAGGGTAGCCGCCCCACAGACAGGGCAAGGCCGCCACCGCCGGAAATGGTGGCGCCGATGAACAACGTCAGAATCGGAAGCTAGATCAACAACAGCAGGCGGACTGAACCGCCGAAATGGGAAGGAACCCAAAGGATGACACAGCACGTACTCGGAACAGCTCACGGCACCACCAGCTTCATCGAGCGAGATCCCGGCCAATACCAAGGCCGTCACCGACACGAGCCGGGCCTGCATCCGGTCGAGTGGCTGTTGGAGGACGAGCGATGAGCGACTTCCGAACCGACCTCAAAGCTGCCCTGGTCGACAAGCTCAACGAGAACTGGGACGGCGGCGTCTACGGGTCGATCACACCCGAGGACATCGTCGACATCGACGTCTACTGGGATGACGGCGACCGCTACGACCCCACCAACGGTGACTCCACCAACGCCGCACCAACATTCGAGGTCACAGTGACCTTATCGGCGGCCCGAGGCGGTCAGCGGGTTCAGGTCGGCACCGCCTGGACGTTCACCGCGCTGTTACGCGCGGTGCTCGCGATCGGAGACAACCGATGAGCCGCGATTGGTGGAACAACCCGGCACCTGGTGACACGGCAAAAGCTGAGCGGCTGTTGGATGACCGCAAGTGCCGGCACCGGACAAAGCGGCGATTCCCCACACGTGAACTGGCACGCGAAGGCGCGCAGGACATCCGCACGGCAGTGGAAGCCGCTGGGCGCGAATATCAGACGCTCTATCCGTACCGCTGCCCTGATGACGCGGGCCACTGGCATTTGTCTCACTACCCGCAGGGATACGCCACCTGCTCATGGTGCCGACGTCGCGCCGCAGCATGGAATGGCGGGAAGTTTTGGGTCATGGCAGCCCACACCACCAATGACGAGCCCTGCCGTGGTGTTGGAGGCATGGGGAGCGACGGTGGTGATTCCCGATGAGCACCAAGGTCATTGCACTCAGCCTCGCGCTGGCCGCACTGCTCACTGCGTGCGCGCCAGAGAGCGGACAGGTCGTTGACAGCGCATACCGGCCCGCGTGGGTTCAGGTCCTCGGCACAGGCAAAACGGTCGTCATCATCCCGCACCCCGAGTCATGGGAATTGGAGCTGGACAACGGAAAAGACCGCGGCTGGCGGACCGTCGACATCCAGGCGTACCACCTGTGCTCTGTCGGCAAGCACTATCCCGAGTGCGCAGAGGTGAACCGATGAGCGTCGCAGAGCAGTACCCGGCCCGCACCGACACCAACGGAACCACCTGGTACCGGCCCGGATTCATCGGCAAGACACCGCCGTCGATGTGGGGATGGACTGGCCAAGCCGACCAAGCCCACCCGGATTATGCAAAGGCCGCGAGCATCTGCGAACTGCCCGACAATGTAACGCCCGAGGACCGTGCCGCGATCCTGAGGTTCGCCGCCGAGTTGCAGGACAAGACGACGAAGGTCGCATACGAGCCGTACGGGAATCGCCCGCACGACGTGCCCGATGTTGAGCTACCCGGCATGTGGGAGCGCGCTGACTTCACAGGCGGTCGAGAAGTAGTCCGCGGTTCTGACTATGACCCGAACTGCCAGGACTGCAACTACGACACCCATCGGTGTCGCGGTTGCGGTGAGCCCTACCTCCACGGAAACCACCCGAGCTGCAAGGACTGTGAACCGGCCGAAAACCCCGCGGCCACCCAACAGAAAGGAAATTCAGTGACCGAGATGATGGTCGACGGCTCCCCCGACGTCGCCCGATACAGCGAGTACAGCAGGTACCCCCTACCTCCGATCCCGCCCCAGGTGGAGGTCACGGTGGACGGATACCAGCGCTACAAGGTGCCGAGCCCGAGCACCGGGAAGCTCACCGGATTCACCCGCGCCACCACCGTCGCGCGCACCACCAGCGACGAATACAACTTGGAGCAGTGGAAGATCCGCACCAAGGTCATGGCGGTACTCAAGGCCCAAGAGGCGTACGAAATCTGCATGCTGTCCACTGACCCTCGCACGGACGGAAAGGTCGATCCGGCCACGCGGGAACTTGCAAGGGCGTATCAGGATCTACTCACCAAACTCAACGACGGTAAGTCTCGTCCGATCAACCAGGCCATCGATGCGATCGACGATCTGGCCGGCGGGGCGGATGCCCGCGAGCTGGGTGGCGCGGTCCACGACTGGCTCGGCGAGCTGGACTCGGGACGCATTCTGCTGCACCAGATCCCCGAGCAGTTCCAGCCCTACGCGGTGGCCTATCAGGAGTGCCTTGCCCGCGCCGGTCTGATTGCCGTGCCGGAGTACATCGAACGGCTGGTGCTCAACAACCGCGGCATCGAGACCATCTGCGGACGAATCGACCGTGTCTACCGCTGCGTCACTGACGAGCAACTGTACCTCGGCGATCTCAAGACCTCCGAGTCGCTCGACTTCTCGCTGCTGGAGTATGCAATTCAGTTCGCGGCGTACGGCTATGCACCGCTGATGTGTGCGATGGATCGACTCAGCTGGGAGCCGATGCCCAAGTTGGTCGGCCTACCGCATCCCAGCGATGACGAGGTGTTCGGAGAGGACGGCGACCCGCGTGACCCGATGTGCTTCTGCGTCCACGTCCCGCGGACTCAGCCCGAGCGCAGCCAGGTCATCCCGTTCAACCTGCGCTTCGGTGCTGATGCCTACATCCAGGCACTCGAAGTCCGCAAGACCCGCACTGCAGCCAAGAAGGAGGTGCTCGGCCAAACCACGCCGATCCCCTCCAAGGAGGCCTTGCGCTATGTCGAAGCCCGACAGGCGCTCCAGAACATCCATGACGAGGCGGACGCCCGCAACGTCATGGAGAAGTACGAGGACGTGCTCGACGACGGCCTCATGGAGTTCGGAGCCCAGTGCTTCGAACTCCTGTAACACCCCGCACACACCACGCACACACCGAAAAGGAGAATGAAAATGGCCAATCCGTTCGCCGGTCCCAAGGGCGGAACCACTACCGCCACGCGGCCGAAGGCATCGGCGGTCGCGGTCGCTGACCCCGACGACGAGGGCGGCGCCGTCACCATGGCGATCAAGCCCAAGGACCCGTTCGCAATGCCGGGCGGTGGAGGCAGCGGTTACAAGATCACCGAGTTCGAGGGTGAACTGCTGTTAATCAAGCCAATCGAGCGCGACGTCATCGACACCGAGATCAGCGCCAACTCTGATGTCATCCGCTGCGATGTTGTCCGGCTGGAGAACCAGAACGAGCAAGTCGAGGACATGCTCGTGTTCCAGACTGCCCTGCGACGCACCCTTGGCCGTGTCCTGGACGGGCCGAACGAGTGGGTGCTCGGTCGGCTCGGCCGCGGCACAGCCAAGAAGGGCAAGAGTGCACCGTGGATCCTCACGACCCCAGATGAGAGCGAGGCGGTGCACGCTGGGAAGGTCATGGCGGAGCTCGGCCTGACGTAGCATGGGAACGTCGGCCTGTCGGACATCCCCCGGCGACAGGAACCACCGATAGTCCCCGCATCGAGAAATCCCCCGGTAGCAATCGCTACCGGGGGATTTTCTTGTCTCCCGAGACATCTGCCCGACCAAGGCGTGTCCACCATAACCAAGCACAGTGACATCTGGAGGTATCGCCACAGCGCTCAGATGCCTTGAGGCTGACAAAATTGTCCAACTTGACTTAGTGCCTGAATCTCACAATGGAAGCGGTACAGGGCTTCTGAGGGCTCGTCAGGGCAGCGCGTTGACCAGCTGCGCCGCCTTCTCCACCGCGGTCATTCCATCGAACACACGGTGGCCGGGGTCGTTGTACATATTGTGGTCTTGGCTGATCACGAACTTGAGCGATTTCTGCAGGGACACAACGATGTTCCCGATATTGAAGATCATGGCGATCAGGTTCGGGGTCTGGCTGGTACCGCTCCCAGTGATCAGGGGCAGCAGCCCGGCGAGCTGGCCGAACCCAGCCAGCGACGGATTGCCACTGACGCCGAGTGCGGCGGCGCCGAAGCTGGTGAGGTAGCCCAACTGGCCGACGAACAGGTTGAACAGGTACATGGCGAACTCGGGTGTCGCCTCCATGCGCACCAGGATGTCGTAGAACAGCGGCAGCAGCCCGGCAGCGTTGGGGTACATATCCCCCGGCAGCGTGAAGCTGTAGTAGCGGTTCAGAATCCAGTCCGGCGGGAAGTCCTCGGAGATCCCGTGCCCGCCAGGGTTGTTGCCGAGTAGCGTCGGCCCCTCGGGACGGTTGGGGTCACCGAATTGCAGGACCATGGCAATTTCGTCGCGCCGGTCTGCCGGCCACCGATTGAGGAACTCGACCACACAGCCCGCACCGCCGGAGTATCCGAAAAGCACCTTCTTGCGCCGGTCGGGAATCGCGAACTTACGTCCCTCCGCGACACCATCCTCGATCATGTCCAGGTAGCTGTGCGTGGGGTCGTTGCCGATCATGAACGCGTTGGTGTTGTATCCGAGACCCTGAATGTCGAAACGCTTCTTGTCCAGCAGTTGCATGGTTTCCCAGCCGAATCCGTTGTCCCAGCTGCCCCATGTACCGGTCCAGCTCAACCCGTAGTACGGCTTCGCGGGTGGCGGAACCTCGACACCACCGATCAACAGCATTTGCGACTTCGTCGCCCAGTCGAAGGCGGGACTGTTCGGGTCGAGGTCAGGGCCCGGCTTGTAGCCCTTGACCACCTCGGTGTGCCGGTTGTTCTTGAATTGCCGCTGCGCCTCCAGATAATCAGCGTCGATGACCTCGCTGGTAGTGCCCTTGAGCTTGAAGCCGTAGCTGAACCGCGACAGGTACTTACGCGCAGCGGGCAGCAGCGGATCGCTCTCGCCAATTTCGTCGGGCGGTGTCCAGGTCATGAAGCATCCTTTCCGATAGGAGCGAAACCGTTGATACCCAGCTGCTTTCCGATGACTGCAACCGCGTTGACGAGCGTGCGGCCGCCCAGCTGCGGCCACTCGATACGCAGCTGATCCCAGATCTCGCGCGGATAGTCGGGCGAGGCGGGCAGTGTGGTGGTCGGCGTCTCACCGGGGAAGAGGTATCCGTCGATGTCCTTTTGGATCTCGCCCCGGAACCAGTTCATATCGAGGTTGCCCGGATCCCATTTGTATTGCCGCACGCCAGCAGGCCCGAATCGCGCCCATTGCGCATGCGAGATGTTGTGAGATACCGGGACCTGTAGGTGCCTGGTCAGCGCCGCACCAACGTCACGCATCGAGATGATCTGTGCGGCAGGCCATGGCTCGCGCGTGATCGTTTCCTCGGTCAGCGAGGTGTCGCGCGGATAGGCGCACTCGATTCCGATCGTGTACGCGTTGGCGTTGTCGGTGGGCAGTCCCGGCCACGAGCCACGGCCGGCATGGTTGCACGGTCCGACCGCGACTATCGTGACGATTCCGTCCGGTGCGATGTGGATCTGCGCCAGCGGTCCCGGGAGGTCTGGGCGCCCCTTGCTGATCGATTCTGGCTTCTCAGCGGCGTTTCCGGTGTGGTGCCAGATGACACCCCAGATCGTGCCCATGGTGCCGCCGACGCCGTCGGTCTTCCAGCCGGGCAGAGTGCGCAGCCGGTCGCCGAGCGCCGGACGGAGAACATCTTCGAGCCAGATGGGATCGCCTGAGACGCCCACGTTTCCTCCTGGATTGAGTGCACCGGCAAGCCATGGCCGGGGGTCGATCTGGGAACCGGCCCGCCACACCGTTGGGTGGACCTCGAAATGTAAATGCGGGCCAGTTGCTTGGCCGTTCGCGCCGACATAACCGATCAGCTGGCCCGCGCTCACCCGGTCGCCCTGTTTGAGGCCCGTTGCGAAGGCATTCCACATGTGGCCGTACACCGTGGTGCCAGCGCCCTCGACGACCGGGTGGTCAAGGACGATCCACTGCCCGAATCCGGCAGCCGCGCCTATGTAGGCGACGTCACCACCTTGCGCGGCGTAGATCGGAGTGCCGTCAACGGCCTCGAAGTCCTGCCCGAGATGCGCTGTCCCCGAGCGAGGTCCGAATCCAGAACCCCACCGGAACGAACCCGCCTTGAGCGGGAAAAACCGAGGCACAACGCAGACGGTAGGCATCGGCCGTGCACGCCATTCCCGGATTGACTATACCTATTGTTATAGGTAGTATCATGAGTGCAGAGGGCAGGGAAGAAACCCGCCCACGAGTGGAAGGAACCACGTATGGCACGTCCCGAATCCGTCAGCGATCTACCCGATCACACTCGACGGTCATTGATTGCCACGATCCGCACCAACGAGTTTGTCGATGACCCCGACATCACGGCAGCCTATGCAGAATTCGTTCGTGCGGCCGCCGGAGTCGGCGACATTGAGCGCCAGGAAGGTCAGGTGGATCTCTACCGGCAGAGGTCTTCTGAGGATTGCAACGAGGAATTGGTCGTGGCTCAACATCGTTGGGATGCATTGGAGAAGCGGTACAACGAAGTTCGCAATGGTGCAGTGCCTGCAGACTTCGAGAAGCGCACGATCCGAAGATTTGCACTCGACGAAGGACTGCCGGTCCTGCCCGCCATCGCGGAGGAGCAGTCGGTCAGCCAGCTCAAGGAGGCATTGGCCGCCAAGTAGGTGTCTCCGCGCAGCTGCAGCGCCGCGTCGGCGGTTACAGCGCGGAACAAGGGGATGTACCCGCCGGGGCCCGACGGCCCCGGCGTTCCAACAGTTTTCATGAGGCAGGGATGAACCCGCCGGAACAGGAACGAACCTATGATCAGCTATCTCTCGTACGCACCGAGCGACGAGGACCACATCGAACCCGAGCCCTACTACGGACCGGTTGAGCCGAACCCGAATCATATCCCCGCCGACCTGGTGGCAGATCGATGATAGAAGCATTGATCACCTGGTATCGGCATCGAAAGACCACCAGATTCATTGAAGCTCAGCGACATATCGCATGGGCTGAGTCCCTGCGCGACCCCGACGCGCCTATCCCCTACGCGCTCGTCGACGTGCGCGCCGATGCGGCATGATGACCTGCGTCGGGGTGTTCATACTCGGTCTCATTGGCCTGGTGTGCTGTCCCGAAAACAGACCGCTCTCAACCTTATTTGGCGTGGTCACCCTGGGGTCAGCGGTGGCCGTTCCATTCCTGGCATTGATCGCCTAAACCAGGTTCAATACCGACAACCATAGGTAGTATTGACACAGAGGCAGGGACAAAACCCGCCCAATCGGAAAGGACCGAGACATGCGATCACCATTTGCCGCACCCGCATCAGGCGTCGACATCGACCCCATTGCCGACGCGCAGCGCGGCTATCTGCGCTCGTTACTGCTCCAGAAGGCACAGCTAAACGGCAAGCGGGAGGACGAGGCATCGGAGGAGATCGACGCCCTACTGGATCGATTGAGCAAATCCGGTGCCAGCAGCCGCATCGAAGAGACCAAACGCCAAATTGCGGAACTAACCGCCGACGGTGGGCACAAGGCAGCCGTCGTGCGAGACCACCGCATCGAGGGCATCGAGGACGGCTTCTACGAACTGTCCGACGGCCGGATCGTCAAGGTGATCCACGCCGTCCACGGCTCCGGCCGCCAGTACGGCAAAGTCCTAGACACTGAGACCCGCAAGTACGACATAGCGGTGGGAATCCTGCGCGAGGTGCAGGCCACCGGCAAACGGATCGATGACGACCAGGACCGCTGTGCAGAGCTGGGGAAGCTCTACGGCATCTGCATGTGCTGTGGCCTGGAACTAACCGACGAGGCGAGCATCGAGGCCGGTATCGGTCCCATATGCAAGGCCAAACGCGGGTGGTAGCTTGGTGCGATCCCCCGACCCCGATGTTTGTTGGCCCGCCCCAGCCACGAACGTCGGGGTCGTCGTGTCTACGAGGAGACGACGTGCCCGAAAAACGACCCCCGGAGTACACCGAAGGTCTCGGTGAGCTGATCCGTGCGCATCGCAACTACATCGGGCTCAGCTCGCACTCCATGGCGTTCAAACTCGGCATGAAGCCCAAGAGCTTCTCCGACATCGAAATCGGCCGATCCGCCTGCCCTCCGGGCCTCCTCGATAGCATTCTGGGCGTCATCGAAGAATTCGATCGGGACGTCGAGAAGGTCATCGATGTTGCTAAGGACTCCCAGGCCAGCGAGGACAATCCGTTCGAAATGCCGGTTCGCGACGACCCTCGTGCCGACTGGCAACGCGCCGTGATTGGCCGTGCTGCGGTCGACAGCGGAGTGATACTGCCTATACTTGTAGGTAATCACGAAGCACGACGTAGCGAAAGGAGCCCGAGATGAGCGCAAGTACGGGTACACGGCGGGCGCAGCCGATTCAGTACATGAGCAAGGCCGACGTCGCCGAGTACATTGGACTCAAGTCCGGAGCGTCCCTGGCTAAGTACAAGCTCCCTCAGGAAGACGCACGCGTTGGCAAGTACCGCGGATGGAAGAAAGAGACCATCGCTGCGTGGCACGCCAACCGTCCTGGACCGGGCAACTGGGGCGCGCGGACCTAGCTACATTCGACGTAATCGAGTGCAGGCGAAAATCGGCGCGGTCCGAGGATGTCCTTGGACGCATCGACGCGGACTGTCATCGAGCGATAGTCCGGCCCCATCGCGGCAAGGTTGTTGGTGTCCTTCCACTCGCCGACGAACTGGCCATTGCGATACATGCTGTGCAGATTGCCGACTTGCTTGAGTCGGAAGATATCTCCCGCGCCGAAGCTGCCGCACTGCACCACTTCGGCGTCAATGCTCGACGCACGCAGGGCGATGAACAACTTCGACTCGCGCAGCCCGATACCGACCCCATGCGTCTGCGTCGTTCCGGCGTTGTTGGCCCGGCGATAGAGGATCGTCGTATACGACGCACCGCCGAGCGGTGGAGATCCGTTGCCCTTAGTGGCAGCACGGCACTCGATATACCCATCATCGGCAGAGTGCTGTGCCACGGTGTAGCGGGCACGGCTGAATCGATTGGTGGTGGCGATGAGCCCGTCCGGCATGCCAAGGCGCATAACACCGTCGACGATCGCGGCCCGGTAGTCCGTGGAGGGGCCAAGGTCAGCCCACCGGCCGGTGTCTTTGAGATCGACGTTGGGCCCGGAGAAGTTGTCGAACATGCGGTTTCGTGACCACAGCTTGACCGAGCCACGATACGCGGCTGTGAGTGGGTCGCTCCCGCGGTAGGCGCCCGCGATCGGGCCGATCCCGTGGTATCCGCTCATCAGTCCGTTGTGAAGTACAGGACGTTGGGGTCTTTCGTGGTGAGAGCCGCATACTGCACGGAAGTGACGAACTTGACTTTCAGCTCAATAGCCGCGCCGGTTGCATCTTCTGCGGTCACCACCCCGGTACCGCATTTGGCCGGCGTCACCGCGTCATCGGCGATCTTGGCCTCCGAGACAGCGCCGTTCGCCAGGGCCGCGTTCTTGACTTGACCGTTGCCGATGGCGAGATCGTCGACTGCGCCCGGCGCGATCTTCTGCGATGTGACCGCGCCGTCTCGCAGCTTGTCGGGCGTGATGGCGCCGTTCTCGACGCTCGACGGGGCCACTTCCTTGATCTCCGCGATGACCTCAGGCGGCAGCCGCTCACCGATCGGCTGCGAGAGATCGAGGGCTGCAACAAGAGGCACAGGCGTGAGGGTAGCGATCTACCGTGCCTGGGCCATGAACGACGAGAACGAATCCTCTCCGCCGTCCTCGAACCCCGCAGGTACCGCCAGGTCGCCACCACCCGTGCTGATCTCTTCCAGGTTCGGCCGATACAGGGTGTCGATGAAGTGCTCGCGGTCGCGCTGGTCTTTCTTATGGTCGGAAGACACGAACGATTCAAGGACCAGTTTCTCGGTGATATCGAGGATTTGGTGCATGGACGGCATCTCTAGCGGGTCGCCGATGCCGAGACCGATGATGTGGCTGCGAACAGCCCTCCAATTGTGAGCCGTCAGCAACGCGAGGTTGATGACGGCACCGTAGGGCGGGCGGTGCCCCACGTGCTAATCGATTTGCAGACCAGGGCCACCGCGTCGGAGGGATAGTCCCCCACCATCATGCCGGCGAGCAGGCGCGTGAAATCGTCCGGCTCCACGTGGTTCTGGACGAACAAGCCGATGTAGCTGTTGCGCTCGGCGTCGCTGATCTTGGCGCCCACGGCCTTGCCGAGGGCGGCCAATGACTTTGGGATAGGCCGACGTACGCGGAGCGGGCCAATGCCGGGTATCTCGTGAACGATGTACGGCCCGTACTCGCGCACGCTCCGCGACACGTCATCGAGAAAGTCCAGATAGCCTTCGGGCGGGTTGTACATCGTGTGACCTCCAGAGGTTAGGTCGGCTCAATCACCGGTCCTGTCAACGTAATAACTCCACTGACACGGCCGTCACCGATGAGGACATGTCGGTCTGCCTTGAACGGACGCAGCCCCGTCGGGATAGGCGGGTTGGCCTGGTACGCGATCGAAAGTGCGTTGTAGTCACCCTGGTCATCGGTCAGCTTCGTCATACCGGGCGGTGGTGTCTGGTAGATCTGACCTACGAGCTGGTTAACAAAGCTGAATGCCAGCATCAGCTTGTTGTAGCTGACGATCGACGGCAACATCGTGTTCTTTCCACCGAGCAGTGATGGCTTGGTGAACTGCAGCGCCACGTCCGGCAGCACCGCGGTATCCACACCGCGCAGCGTCACGACCTGGGCCATACCTTCCGACAATGGGAATCCACTGTGCCCAAAGGTGTATGAAGAGGGCTCAGACGGTCCGGCAACCTTGGTGGCAACCTTCACGTGCAGCACGCCGAAGCCGCCATCGTGCTGGTCCAGGAGTGACCATCCAGACGGCAAGGTGACCTGGCTGGCATTGCCCGAGGCGTTCCCGACTACCGCGACCATGAAGTCACCCTCGGCAGTTCCAGCGGGCTTGTTCACCGCCACGGTGGCGTCGGTCTCGATATTCCACGACGCTCCAACCACTGTCGGCGTCGATCGCACGATCGGTTCACCGAGCACGGGAACAGCGAACAGGTCAAGGCGAGTGCCGGCATCCCGGTACAGCGACTCAGTTCCCTGGTCCCCCTTGTCGATCATCGAGTTTTCCCAGTTCTCGCTCTTGAACCACAGCTCCACGCGAGCGTTGAACTTCTCCCCCGGCTCGACGGGAAACCATCCTGTGATGTGGGGCATGAACATGTGGGTAGTCGAGTTCATGCGGACGTCATGGACGCAGAAGCCTGTGCCGACCGAAAGAATGCCTGCCTGACCGATATCCGCACCACCGCCAAAACGGCTGACCGGCACCATGGGTATGTCTTCGCCGTCGGCACTGATTTCGAACCCGTGCCGATACTCGAGGTATGCGCGACTGCGCGCCTGTAGAGCCACCTGCTGACCGCCGTTGGTGACAAGCCCGTAGACCATCTGACGCATGGGGGTGTTGTTCGTCCAGGCCGTCTGGAGCTTGTACACCAGCTCGTTCTTTGGACCACCGCCCGAACTGTCGTACTCCACCGACTTCGGACCCACTTGAGCGGTAGCCACGGTGCGCAGTTGCGTCCACGGCTGCGGTGCGATGGCGCCGTTGATGATTTCGAAGTGGTCCGGGTTGACGCAAGGCTGTGTCACAACGACCCCAATGGGAATGCCCACGCGCGCAGCCGTGTCCAGCGGGCGTGAGCTTCCCACCGGGGCTCGAACTCGCTCGGGATGGTCCACACGCCTGGCGTCTGGACCGCGGCGAGATAGCGGAAATGGACCGAGAATCCCGGCTTGATCTCTCCGATCGGCGCCCAGCAGGTCGAGTCGTCGGTGTCGAAGAAGAACCGTCCGAAGAGTACGTCTTCCCTTGCCACCGAGGCCCGATCAATCTGCAGTCGGCCACCGGTGGAGTCCTGCATGATCGAGGGAAAGTCAGCTTGTGGACTGATCGCGACCTGATGACTGAACGCATCATGGATTACGACTGTGCCGGGGCTCTGCGCCACCACGGTGCGGGGACCGCGATGAATCTGGATGGCGAGAACCTGTGCATCTGGTGTGTTGTTGTTCCACGTCAGGTCACCGTCGATCATCGTCACCGGGTCTGGCGCCCGGCTGATCTCCCCGTCACGTGTGGACTCCAAAAACGCCTCCGTGACAACGCGAGGAAAGTAGTTCTTGCGCATGCCGATCCCGCGGTGATCGGACAGCATGTTCTCGAAGGTGCAGATTTTTAGACTCATCCAGTCACCAGCGTTCCCTGCCCCGGCATGGCCATGAGCTGAATGCGGGTGTACGGCGCCTTGGCGCTGTGTACCGGGGAGTTCTTATTCGCGTTGTCGCTCCAGGGCGGTGGAGTCCAGACATAGCAGCGGTACCAGACGTTGAGCTTGGCGCCGGGCGCAACGGAGTACACCCACTCATCGCTGATACCGGAACCGACCCATACCCACTGCTTGCCCGGCATTGGCTCGGCGACCGTGTTTGTGCCCAGGTCAATCGCGGACCCAGTCTGCGAGTTGTAAATCCCCGTGGTCACCGGCACCACCGGGTCAGTGTCGACGGCATGACTCCATCGGTCGCGGAACTGGATTGCATTGGGGTTACTAGTGATCCACTCTTTCGGCGATCGAACTACTCGGATGAGAACGTCGCATTCCAGCGGACTGTCGTTGATCCAGCCGACCTTTTGGTCCATGAGCAAGAATCCCGGCATCACAGCCTGGGGAAAGCTGGCGGCCGAGACACTGGCCGAATTGGCTTTCACGTCCCGGACGAGGCGCGGGACTGCCCAGGGCCGCATGCACAACGCACCGTTGTCATCGACGGTGAGATTCTCATCGATGCACGTGCGCGGCTCGATCCAATCCACGATGGGAGGCTACGGCGCTGGGGTGAGCCCGGCCGTCAACGTCAGCCCGTCTGCGTCGGGCCAGTCGGCGACGAACGACTC